TTACAGACCTTTCTCGATCTGTTCCTTTTCTGCTTTGGTGAGAACGCCCTTGCGTTCCAGCACTTCCAGATGGCCCTTGGTATAATAGCCCTTGCGGAAGTATTTGCGGATCACTTCAAAATGCTTGCTCATGCGGTTTCCTCCCCGGTCAGACTCTCATACAGCAGGGCTGCGTTTTCCTGTTCCAGCGCTTCCTTTTCCGCCTGGACGGCTACCAGCCGGGCCTGCACCCGCAGCAGTTCCTGCTGGTCGTCGGTGACCTTTGCCACCACGACGCTGCGGCGGACAACGGTCTGATACCCCAGGTACTCGCCCTGTTTGACGCCGTCAGCGCCATAGATCTCCAGTTTGCCCTCCTTCAGGGCCTCCAGCAGAGCCTCGTCCACCGGGCCCTCCACGCGCAGCTCCAGGGCGGGGACGGTCAGGCCCTCCACCTGCGCGGTGGTGAACAGAGCGTCGCCCGCTTTCTCGATCTCACCGATTTTCAGTTTATCCATGTATGCTCCTCCTCATTGTTTCCACGAGCCGGCCACTTTTTTGTGGATGCTCGACATTTCATGCCACACACCGCCCTGTTTGCCCCAGGCTACGCTGTCCTTCCAGGCGCCGTCGATCTTGACCGGCACCGCATCTCCGGTGAGCACCTGATCGGACACATCGATCAGCAGCGTGTCGGGCAGCACCATGCAGGGACGTACCGAAACATCATTTCTGCTGGCAGGATAGCTTTCGCCCGCCGAGCTGATCTTGCAGAAAAAGTCTGCGTAGTCACCGCTGGTATAGGTGCCCGGCGTGCGGGTGCCCCAACCGGCGTCGATGCCATTGGAATCGCTGATTTTCCAGTTGGAATAAAAACTGGAGGCCGCGTCCTTGAAATAGTCAAACTTGGCGCCCTCGGTCACATAAAAGCTGTTTAGCGCGCCCATACCCATGCTCTTTCTGGCTACCTCCGCGATGGAGGGCAGCCAGATTTTTGCCGAAAGCCCGTTGCTGCCGCTGGCCACCACATACGGATCGGTGGAGGTTCCCTGACGATAAGGCACCTTGACCTGCACCACAGCGCTGGCAATGGCGCTGTCCAATCGGCTGAACCAGGTGCTGTTGAGGGCCGTATGCATATAAGAGGATCCATAATCCCCCTTGATCTCGTCCACTTCGGCCACCATGCTGGTGGAAAAGGGACTTTCCGAATAGTCCAGCATCAGGATGGTGCCTCCGGTGAAGCTGTCGTCATAGGTGCTGTCGGGCTTTCCGTGATGCATCACGCGGAAAGCGGTCTTGCTTCCGCTGACTTTAAAATACACCAGATCCCCTACATTGGTATCGCCCAATTTCATGTTGGTTCCTCCTTAGGTGGTATATTTGAACCAGATCTCACCGTTGTTCCCGCCCGAAGGATCGCCGGTGGACATGGAGATATTCCGCACCTGTGCGGTGGTATAGTTGGTATTTGCCTGGGCGATCACCTGGCCCGCAAGGGTGCCGCCGGTGATCTGTCCGGCTCCGTGGGTGTGGCTGAGGGGCGCTCTGGTGGCGATCAGCGCGCTGTGGGCGCCGCTGTCGTTCATATGGGCAGTCAGCTTGGTCTGTACGCCTGCGGCAGCGCTCTGAGCCACCTGCTCACAGACCTCCTGGGTGACCAGACCGTGCTGTACGATGTTCACCTGTACCTGATCGGCCTGCAAAATGGTCTCGGTCAGATAAAAGGTGATGGTCAGATCGGTATCGGGCTCCACCGTCAGGCTCTCGTCCAGTCGGAACACTTTATACAGGGTCTCGCTGCCCGAACCCACCTTGGCGTACAGGCCCACCTCCCACAAAGTATAGGCCTCGGCGGCCTTGGTGGCGTTCAGGACGGTGGCCACCGTGGCGTGCTGCCCCTGATAGGTCTTGTCATGCAGGGCCAGCGTCTGTTTTTCGGCTGCCAGCGCGGTAGCCGCCGCCGTGGTCTGACCGCTTCCGGCCACCGCTCTGGTGATCACCAGACTGCTTTCCTGGGCCTGGGCCTGGGCCGCCAGCTGCGCGCCGGCGCTGGTATACATGCCGGTCAGTTTCATACGCTTTCCTCCTTGGTATAGATCTCCAGCTTGATGCCCTGAGAAAGCACCCGCTGGGGTTTGGGATCGTTGCTCATGTCAGCTTCGGCGCTGAGAACACAATCCAGATGGGCGGGCACCGTCCGTCGCAGAGCCCGGTGTACCGAGCGCAGGCTGGGCACCAGAAACTTCTCCACTTTGGCCGCCAGATAAACGGTATACTGGGGAAAGGCCTCGGTAACGGTGACCTCACCCTCCAGCATCCGCAGAACGAAGGCCCGCAGCTTTTCAGGGGTGCAGGTGTCCATCTGTTCCAGCGCTACCTGAATGAGCACCCGGCGGGCGCTGAGGGGCAGATCCTCCCGGATGTCCAGCCCCAGCTCCCGTTCCCACAGGGCGCAGCCTTTGGCGTCTGCGGTGGCTGCCGCCAGACGGAAGCAGGCCGCCCGTGCCTCCTCCTCCAGCTTGTCCAGTTCCTTGTCGCAGCTTTCCAGAATGGCGCCGATTCCCCGACTGTCACCCACACTTTGGGGCAGTGTCTTTTTAATATCAGCCATTGTCCACCTCCGTCAGCTTTACCGTACCGGGCACGGCATAGGTGCCCTGGGCCAGCTTCAGATTGGCGGCGCCGCCGTTGAGGGTAACGCCGGACGCATCGGCCACGCCCTCGCAGTTCATCAGCAGACCGATGACCCGGTTGATGCTCACCACCTGACCGCTCTCGGTCAATCGCACCTGTCCCAGATAGTCTGCCAGCGCCTTTTCCACCGCCGTCTGAATGGTGCTCAGCGGCGTTTCACCGCTGGGTGTAACGGCTGCCGCCACATTGACGGTCACCGGCGCGGCCTGGATCACCTTCACATCGGCGCCAACCGGCCGCAGGCCTTCCAGATGGGCCAGCAGGGTTTCCGCCATACCGCTTTCGGCGTCCTCTTCCGGTGCAAAATAAACGTCCACCGTGCCTGCGCCTCTGCCCAAAGGTATGGCGGCAGCCGCCGCCACGCCCTCCAGTTCCAGCGCCCACGCCACATAATCGGCAGTGTTGCCGCTGGCGCCCCGGGCCCGGATGTGATCCAGCATTCGCTGGCGCAGCTTTTCATCGGTCTCGCCGGCCTTTCTGGTGACGCCGTAATCCCCGCAGGCGGCGTCCAGCCAAAGGCCTTCGGCTGTGGCTACAAAGCCGCGCTGGGTTACCGTATCGATCTCCTGACTCCAGATCCGGGCCAGTTCGGCGGCCACCGCCTGAAGAATATCACCTGCAAAGGTGCCCTCCATAGCGCTGACCTGCCCTTCCAGCGCGCCTTTCAGCCGCTGAAGAATGCTGTCAAAATCATAACTCATACCGTTGCCTCACTTTCCGCGGTGAAATCGCCGTACACCGTACGAACGGTGAAAGCGGCGGTCAGCCGCGCCTCTTCTCTGGTAAAGGTAAACCTCTCCACGCCCCTGATATAGGGGCAAACCAGCAGGGTCTCCCGCACCAGGCCTGCCAGACGGCTCTCGGCCTCGGGCAGCGATCTGCCGGTGAGCAGATGCAGCTGATTGCCGTAGCTGTCGGTGTGGGCGCTGTAAGCAAACCGCGTGTTGTCAGCCTGCAGCGCTCGCCAGACCCACACCCGCACCGCCTCCAGACCGGACACAAAACGGAACTGGCCGTTTGCCTCCATCAGGGGCTGTCCGGTGTTGAAATCCACCGCCACCTCCACCATACGGGGCAGGGCGGTGCTGTTGTCATAGGAAAACAAAGCCATGCCTTCCCCTCCTTTTTATCGTTCTTCCAGGCGGCAAAGGACGAACCAGCCTCTGCGGTCTCCCACACAGAGGAACAAGCTGCCCTCGTCGCCCTCGCGGATGCTGATGCCTGCCGCTCTGCCTGCGATGATCGCCTGCTTTCCCTCCACTTCAAAACGCTCGTTGGTATAATTGGTGAGGGTCGCCATGGCAAGCTGCAGGCTGCCGGGGTTTCCGGTCATCAGCGCCAGCATGCGGTAATAGGGATTTCCGATCACAGGCTGACCACCCCCAGCTGGGTGGTGGTCAGGCCGCCCGTACATTGCCAGGCCACCCGTTCCACCAGATAATCCCCGTAAACGCCCATAAGGGGCTTATCCAGGGTGACGATCTGGCCGCATTTCACCGGGCTTCTGCCGGTAAGGGTCAGCCTCGCCTGCCGGGATACCCCTTTCAGTCCGGCCCTGGCCTGCTCCTCCACCGTTTCATACTGAAGGGAAAGATACTCGTCCCGGTGCCGCATTCCGTACTGTCGGACGCCCGCCTGGTCGGTGGCCAGGGCAGCCAGTTCGCCGCCGCTGTAAACCGCCACCTGGGTGACGGCCTCCTCACAGGTGTTGCGGGCGGTGAGATCCACCAGCCGGCCGCTCTCCAAAACCGCCCGGCTGATGCCGCTGGGATACAGCTGCAGCTTTTCGTCCCGCCATTCCAGCACGCACTGCCCGTTATACAGATTGCAAATGGTGCGGAATACCGATCGTCCACAGGATGCGCCCAGCTTTACCTCCAGACCGTCGCCGACCCAGATCTCGCCGGTATCCAGACCGCATTCTCCGCAAAGTGTCCGGGTGATCTGCTGGGGGGTTCCCAGATAGGGGCCCCGGCAATGATTTTTCGCCAGCAGACTGACCGGGTCAAAGGCCAGCAGCGTCAGCTCCAGAGCCGCAGCGTCATAACTGACCCGTTCCACCCTGCCGGAAAACAGGAGCTCGCCCTCCTGCCGCACCTCCACCCTTTGCCCGCAAGCCGGATCCAGCCGGGGCAGCCGGACGTCCATGGGCGCGCATACCAACCGGATCTCGGCCTCGGCGCCCGCCCCGGCCAGCGTCTTTTCCACTGTGGTTGCCGTACACAACCCGGTGATCTCCTGCCCGTCCAGCCAAACTCTCATGTGAGATACAGCTCCTTTCCGGCAGGGAGATTATGGGGATCGGCAATCGCATTTTTTACCGCCAGTTCCCGCCAGCGGCTGCCGTCGCCCAGACAGATCCGCGCCACCGTCCAAAGATCCTCGCCGCCCCGTGTCACATAGATGGCCATGGTCGCCCGCTCATCTGCCCGACTGTAAAGACCGCCGGCGCTCTGGCTGGCCACCACGTCCGGCTCGGCCAGGGTGATGTAGGTATACGCCTTCAGGGTGATGGCCACGCCCACATCCCGATCGCCCTCGGTCAGGGTTCGCCGCAGCCCGGTGATCAAAAACAGCTCGTCGATCTCGCTTCCCGAGATCAAAAGCCGCACCGGGCCGCCTTCGGTCTTCCAACGATGGAGCATGGCCAGCGCTTCAGCCGGGGTGACTCCCTGATAAAACCGGGACTCCTCGCAGGGCAAAAAAGTCTCCAGCGTCACCTGCGTCAATCCGCTGCCCCGGGCAGCGTGTACCGTTTCACCCCGGATGGTCACATAGCTCAGGGTGTTCTGGGGCTGGGAAATGACCATATCCCGGGGATTGACCGCAAGCTGCAGCCGTTCCTCCTCGCCCCGCTGCAGAATGACCGTTCTTGTTTTGTTCGCCATCTGCTACCTCCTTGTTTCTCACTTGCCTTCATCGGTTTCCCCAGGCGGCCCACAGACGGTCGGCCAGCTCCCAGGGATCGGTCCCCTTTTGCGCAAAGGTCACCGCTTCGCTTTCCGCCGCCGGGTAAAGGCCGATCTTGCCGCCGGCTTGCGTTTCCGGAAACCCGCCCTCTAAAAACCGTTCCGCCAGAGCCATTCCCCGGCCCGCCACGGCCTGTTGGCCGCCTTCCAGGCTGACGGCGGTGGTATCGGTGCCGCTTTGGCCAAGGATGGCGGCTCCCGCCGCCACCACATCGCCGTAGCTGAGCCGTTCGGTGATGTCAAAGGCGCTTGCCAGCGCCCCCTGCTTTTTCATGCTCTCGCCCGCCTGCCTCAGCTCGTCACAGGACAGATACAAAGCGTAGCGCAATCCCTTTTCCCCGCCCATGCGGAGGCATTCCTCCACCTCACCGGCAGAAAGACTTCTGCACTGGGCCTCCAGGCCCAGCCGCTCAAACTTCAGGGTAAAGGAACCGGACGCCTTTCTGCCCAGCAGACCGGCCCACTGCTCTGCCGTACTCATTTAGGCCACCTCTGTGACCTGAATGCCCGACAGCTGCTTCAGGTCACCGGGCAAAAAGCGGAAAGCGATGACCTGCTCGTTGACCTTGCCGGTGGCATAGTTCACCAAAGGCAGGCTGTCCAGCGCCACGTTGTCCACGCTGTAGCGCTCCTCCTCACCGTTCATGCTGTCGGGGTCTTTCAGGGCGGTGGTAATGGTCACCCGCACGTCCCTGCCCTCGGCAGCCCCTTCCACAACGTCAAAAAACCGGCTGAACACCTGTCGCAGGCGGAGCTGTCCTTCGCCCCGCCAGCCGGTAATTTTGGAATCCACGTCCATACCGATCTGCACATCGGAGCGCAGCATCTTTACCGTCAGCTGAATGGCGCTGGCCTCCGCGATGCGGCTGCCGTCCACCCAGACCTCGGCAAAGGAACCGGAAAGCACCCGGTTGGCGCTTAAATTTGCCATAAGTCTCCCTCCTTACATGGTGATCTCAAAGGTCAGGTCCTCCATGGCGTCGGCAAACCGCACGTCTGCCCGGAGAAACACCTGACTGCCGGTATTGGCCGAAAGGATGGCCGTATCGCTCATGCTCTCGGTGTCCACGCCCCGGCTCTCCAGCCAGGCCTTCTGGGCGTCATAGTCCACGCTGGCCTGGTTTTTCCGGCCGGTATCCAGAACGCTGCCTGCCAGAGAGGCAAAATAGCTGTTGATGGCGGTGACCAGCAGCAGCTTGGAGTCGTAGTCGTTGAGCACCTTTCCCACATACTCGCTCTCAAACACCGAGCGAATGTCGGCCCGAATGAGATCCACGCCCTCGGTGATCTTGATCTTCTGAAACGCGCTGTCGCCGCTTTCTTTCAGGGTCACCAGACTGGTGACCGCTCTTGCCAGCCGGACGCCGTCGCTGCCGCGATCCAGGATCAGGCGGCCCTTGGCAATATCGCCCTCGGGGTCGGCGCTGCGCTGAAAGGACTCCACCTCACTGAGGGTGTAATAGGTAGCGCTCTCCCGCAGGGAGAGACCGGCCAGAATACCCGCCACGCGGGCGCAGTAGTCGACGCCGGTCACCGAAAAGCGCTCCTCCTCCAGCCGGAGGACCATGCCATCGGTGGTAAAGTTGACCACACCGGCATTGTCCGGGCTGTCGGCGGTAGACACCACCGCCCGTACCGGGCGGCCCTTTTCCCGCTTGGTCTTTACAAAGTCCACCAGCAGGCCGCTGTTCATATCCGGCGCGCACATCCAGCCGCCCTCGGCCAGGGTGGCTACCCCCTCCAGGGCCTCGCTCTCACCGCCCTGGGGATAGGTCACCAGCCACACCTTGGCCGGATTTCCCAAAAAGCACAGCCGCAGCAGCTCCCAGGCCCGCTGGCCCACCGCGCTGCGGTCAGCCTGATCCAGTCTTGCAAAGCCCTGGCTGCCGGCGCTCTCGCCCTTCACCAGCAAAACCACCTGGCCCCGGGCGCTGCGGCGGATGGCCGTGCCGCCCGCTGTTTTAAATCGAATGATAATCTGGGGTAAGCCCATCTTATCGCACCTCCTCCACGTGTCCCACCTTCAGCGCCAGCGTGCCCATCATTTCGGTGGCGGTGGACGGGTTTGCCGACGCTTCCGGCAGATCGTAAAACTCCAGCAGGATCTTTACCTTGGCCCGATCCTGGCCATCGGTAAGGATCTCTGCCTCCTTGGGACAAAAGCCCCGGTCACAGGCGGTGAATCCTGCCGCCAGCAGATCGTGTACCCTGTCGGCCAGTTCCAGCCCCGCCTCCCGCTCTCTCCGGCGGGAAGGATAGCAGGTCACGGTGACCGTGACCTGCCGCTCCACCTGTCTGCCGCAGGCGATCATTCCGGCGCACCGGCTCTCGCCTTCCACCAGCAGGCAGGGATATACCGGGCTTTCGACCCGGCGGTTGGTGGCGGCCGCGCCGGTCTTGGCGGCCAAATACTCGGCGATGCCCGCCGTCAGCTCCCGCAGTCCGATCATGCCGCCGCCACCTCCTGCACCAGAATGGTCGTGTAACAATGGGAAGGATAGGGCATACAAGGGCCGCAAATGCCCCGGAACACCTGTCCCTCCCGGAAGATCTCTGCCCGGTCGCCGGCCTGCAAGACCGTACCGGCAGGCAGAAACAGCGCCAGTCTGGCGTCGGTTTCCGCCACATCTTCCCACTGGCCCCGCACCTTGGGCGTGGCCGCCTGGGGCGACCGGGACAGGGCGCAGGCCAGCTGGGCATAAACCACCTCTTCCGCCCAGCCGGAGCCCTTCCATACCCGTCGGGTAAAGGTGCCGCTGTCGGTCATGGTCGCCCGCAGAATAGCCGCTTCACTCATACTTGCCACCTTCCTCCGGGGCTTCGCAGATGGATGAAGGGGGCCAGCGCCTGGGTCAGATCGGTGTTTGCCGTCTGCTGACCGCTTTCATAGGTAATGGTGGTGTCGCCACGCTTCACCGAGCTGACAGCCCGGTCGCCCTGGCCGGTAAGCCGGCGGCACAGCAGTGCCGCCAGCGTTCCCTCCATATAGGCTGGAATGTGCTCCCGGCCGCAGATGGCGGCCGCCGTAGAGGCCAGTGTATCCAGCTGTGCCTCCGCCTGATCATCTCTGTCCACACCGGCCAGCGCCAAAGCTGTCTGCAATATTCGCTCCCTGCCGCCCTCCGCAAAGGTGACGGCCATCAGGCGCTCACCAGGGCGCCAATGGTGACCTGCTTGTCAGAGGGGACTACCAGGTCGTACAGGTAACGGGCCTGAATGGCGGTACCGTCAAACAGCTGGTTCTCCTCGGGGCCAAACTGCTTCAGGCTGTCGATCTTGGAGATGGCGATGGGGGCGTCGCAGGCCACCACCATGGCGAAAATCGCCTTGGAGGCTTCGTCAGCCAGAATGCCGCCGTCGGTCTGATCGTCACGGCCGGACTGCACGTCGATCACGCTCTGCATACGGCCGGCAGGCACGAAGATGCAGGGCAGATCGTTGATCATCATCACGTGAGAATAGCTGACGCCGTTGATCTCCACCTGCTGCTCAAAGGTGATGTTGTTGTAGTTGTCGGCAGCGGTCTGCAGAATGTGATTCTTCATGTTGGAAGCGATCATGGCAACGAAGCCGCCGGTGCGCTCGCTGTCGGTCTCCAGAGTCTGAACCAGGGCGCACAGCTTGTCCACCAGGTTCTCGCTGGCGCTGTCAAAGGTCACCAGATGGGTGCTGCGATAGGTCAGATTCTTGTGTGCCAGAGCATACAGGCGATTGATGCGGTAGGTGTCCTGCTCCTTTGCCAGCTGATTTCTGGCAAACTCACGGATGACGTTTTCCGCCGTGGCGGTAAAGGACAGATCCTCGGGCGCGGTGCGGTCCAGAGCAAACTTGACGCCGCGGTCCATGGCCAGAGTGTGGGCCGTCCACTTGCTGGTGACGGCGCCGGCAGGATAAGCGGTGCCATCGGTCTTGGAGCTGTCGTAGTCACCCAGACCGGTGGTGCTCAGGGTGGCGATCTCCACCTCCTTGCCCTCGCCGTAGCGGACCTGACCAGAGGTTGCTGCCATCCATTCGGTGGCAGAAGCCGCAGCCAGCTCCTCGTCGATGTAGTTCTGATAATTCTTTGCGTAGTCGATAGCCAT